GGAAGGGCTTCGTGGACGACTGGCTGCGCGAGACCGTCGATCCCTGGCTCGCGCTTCTGGACAAGCGCCAACGCCATTTCTACGGCTTCGACTTCGCGCGCTCCGGCGACCTTTCGGTCTTCCTGCCGCTGGCTGAAGGAACCGACCTTATCCTTCGGGCGCCGTTCTCGCTCGAGCTGCGCAACGTGCCGTTCCGCCAACAGGAGCAGATCCTCTTTCACATCGTCGACCGGTTGCCTCGCTTTAGCGGTGGCAAGCACGATGCGAGGGGCAACGGCCAGTTTCTGGCCGAGTATGCGATCCAGAAATACGGCGCGTTGCTGATCGAAGCCGTGATGCTCAGCCAAGCCTGGTATCTCGCCCATGGCCCGCGCCTGAAAGCACGCTTCGAGGACCGCACGTTCCTGCTCCCAAAGCATGTCGATATCCGCGACGACTTCCGCCAGCTCAAGTCGGTGCGCGGGATCCCGATGGTGCCGGAGAATGCACACACCCAAGGCAGCGATGGCGGCCAGCGGCACGGCGATACGGCAATCGCCGGCATGCTTGCGATTGCGGCCGCGGAAGGACACGTGCCGGAATACGGCTACACGCCGGCGCGCGACGACATGGACCTCGGCACCAGCCCCTTTGCCGGCGTTTCGGATTTCGGGAGACAGCTATGGTGACGACCTGGAAGGGCCTGATCGACAAGTATGGGGCCCCGATCGAAAAGAAGGTGCTCGGGGAAGAGATTGCCGTGCCCGAACTCACCGGCGTGCGCCGGGTGGCCCACGAGCAGGAAGCGAGCGGCCTCACGCCGGAGCGCCTGGCTCAGATCCTGCGGCAAGCGCAGGAAGGGGAAGCTCGCGCCTATCTCACGCTCGCGGAGGAAATGGAGGAGCGCTACCTCCACTACGGCTCGCAGCTCCAGACGCGGCGCCTGGCGCTCGAAACCCTCGACGTCTCGATCGAGGCGAACGGCGCGCCAGCCCGGATCGTCGACTTCGTCCATGACCTGGTCGGTGCCTCGGGCTTCTCGGACCTTGTCGGTTCGCTCACCGACGGTCTCGGCAAGGGCTATGCCGTTTGCGAGATCCTTTGGGACTATCGCCAGGGGCGCTTGCGGCCGAGTTTCAAATGGCGTGACCAGCGCTTCTTCCGCTTCGACCGGCGGGACCTGACGACACTCCGCCTCGAGGTGGACCGGTCGTTCGACGGCGAGGAACTGCCGCCTGCGAAGTTCGTGGTTCACAAGCCGCGCACCAAGGCAGGCATCCCGCTTCGCCGCGGCCTTGCCCGCCCGGCCGCATGGGCCTTTCTGATCCAGAGCTTCGGACTGAAGGACTGGTCGGCATTCGCCGAGGTCTACGGCGTTCCCTGGCGGATCGGCAAGTATCACGAGAACGCTTCGGACAGCGACAAGCGAACCCTTTTGCGCGCGGTGCGCTCGCTTGCCTCCGATGCCGCCGCCATCATGCCCGCCGGCATGGAGATCGAGCTGCACAAGATCGAGGGCAATCACGGCGCAGCGGTCTTTGGCGGGCTGCTGGACTATGTCGACCGGCAAGTTTCCAAGATCGTTATCGGCCAGACCATGACGGCCGACGACGGTTCTTCCATGGCGCAGGCGAAGATCCACAACGAGGTGCGCCTCGACCTGCAAAAAGCGGACGCCAATCAGCTGGCGGCCACGATCAACAGGGACATGATCGAGGTCGCTATCGACCTGAACTTTGGTCCCCAGGAGTTCTATCCGCGCGTCGAGTTCCCTGTGGCGGAGCCGGAAGACACCAAGGCTCTTGCAACTGCACTTGGAACGCTTGTCCCGCTCGGTCTCAAGGTTGGCCAGGGACAGGTTCGCGAAAAGCTCGGCCTTTCCGATCCCCTTGAGGACGAGGACCTGCTCGCGCCACCAGCAGCTCAAGGTCTGCCTCAGGACCCAGGCGGCAAGCAGGCCCGGGCCAACGCCTCCCCGGCCGGGGCCGCCTGTTCCTGCCCAGCCTGTTCAGGCCGGTCGGCTTCCAGCCTGGCTGGACAGCCGGCGTCGCGCCCCGATCCGCTCGCGGATCTTCTTGCGCAAGAGGACTACGAGGCCATCAGCCAGGACCTGCTGGCACCCTTGCTCGCGCTTATCGAACGAGCCGATACGCTGGAGGAGGCGCGCGCGATGCTTGCCGAGTTCGAGCGCGATGGTCTCGACACGGGTAAGCTTGTCGAACGCCTGGCGCGATCGACCGCGATCGCTCGTGGCCTTGGCGACGTCTCGGACGGCTGAGGCATGGCCGACAGGGGCAAAGCCGACAAGGCGCCGCCGAGGGAACGCTTCCGCGCACCTCGCGAGGTCACCGATTTCTTCCGGGACAAATCAGAGCGCCCGCGCTTCTCCTGGCTTGACGTGTGGGGAGAGGAACACGCCCATGCCTTCACCGTTGCCAAAGCCACCGAGACCGAGTTGCTTGGCGCCTTCCGGCAGTCTCTCGATACGGCGATCGCAGACGGCCAGTCCTTCGAGACCTGGAAGAAGGGCATTCGCGGCGAGCTGGAAAGGCTGGGATGGGCCAAGCCGCGCCTGGTTCAGGATCCGGACGGCATCGACCCGCCGCGCCTGGTCGACTTCACGTCCGACCGGCGGTTGAAGACGATCTTCTGGTCAAACATGCGCGCGGCGCGCGCCGCCGGCCAATGGAACCGGATCCAGAGGACCAAGGCTGCGCTGCCGTTCCTGCTCTATATCCGGACTGCAGCCGCGGACCCGCGCCCCGAGCATCTTGTCTGGGCCGGCACGCTTTTGCCGGTGGACGATCACTGGTGGGACACGCATTTCCCCCCCAATGGATGGATGTGCAAATGCGCGGTCAGACAGGTGTCGCGCGTTGAGGCCCGGCGCCTGGTTCAAGCCGGCGAAATGACCGTGGATGGCGAAACGGTTGCCATCTCCGAGCAGAGGCCGGAGGTGAAGCTCAAATCGTTCCGCAATCGCCGCACCGGCGAGGTGACCCTGGTTCCCGAGGGGGTTGATCCGGGCTGGCATACCAATCCCGGCAAGGCGCGCTCCCGAACGCTCGTCACGCGGCTTTCCGAGGAACTTGAAACACGTGGTGAGAGCACTGCCCGTCGTCAAATCGGCCGCCTCCTCGACGGTCCCGATGTGCGGGCAATCGCAGGCTCGCCCGAGCGCGTACGCTTGCCGGTGGCCGTCGCTCCAAAGGTTGCCGAAACCATGGGCGCCAGAGGTTCGCTTGTGACGATGTCCAGCGACACGATCGCCGCCAAGGTCGGCAAACATGCGCTTGTCGACTTCGACCTGCTCGGGCGCATCCAGGAGATCATCGACCAGGGAGAGCTCATCGACGAGGGGCGCGGCGACACGCAACGTCAAGCCTATCTTGAGCTTGAGGGGCTTGGTTGGTTCAAGTTGGTGATCGGTCGCTCGAAGGATGGCTTTCTCTACGTGCGCACGCTCTATCACCTTTCGGCCCGCAAGGCGGAGAGGGCGATCAGGCAGGCAAGGCGGGAAAGGGAGTAGAGGACGGCGGGAGGACGTGCGATCCCTCAACGGCTCAAAGTCCGGCACCAACGATTTTTGCGCCGCCGTCCAACCTCAATATGCGTGAAACCGGCCCCGATTTCAAGTTGCCCGACCGCTTCGAACACAGGTGGGCCAAGGAGCGGCAGCGGCAGGGCTGCCCCCCGATCCCCCGCAAACGATGGGTATGGGCCTTCTAGGGGCTTTTAAACGCCTTCTAACAAGCCAAACCGATCCGGGTGGCGGCGACGGTTCGGCTATGGCATGTTGCCCGCGTCGGATGACGATCCGGCACCACCGCCCTGGCTGACGCTCGTCAGCCCCTTTGCGGGCAGGCCGGCCGGCATAGTCGCCGGCATGACATTCGAACCGCCCCTCTCCGTTTCCGCTTCCGAACCCAGCGCGATCGCCATGTGCGATGCCGGTGCGGCCGCATGCGGCGTCGTGCTGCTCTCTGCCGACGCGGCGGGCGAGGCCGATGATCCGAGCTGGATCAAGGTCGCGCCGCGTGGTCGGGTCACCACCCGTGACGGGCGCAGCTTCAGCTTTGACCCTGAGCGCCTGGTCGCCCGCTTCAAGGTGGACGGGATCGACGTTCCGGTTGACCTCGATCATTCCGTTGCGCTCCGCGCCAAACATGGCGAGACCGCCAGCGTGCTCGGTTGGGTGAAGGAGCTCGAGGCCCGGCAGGACGGTCTGTTTGCACGGGTCGAATGGCTGTCGAGCGGTGTCGAGGTGTTGCGCGCGCGGACCCATCGTTTCGTGTCGCCCACCTTCCATCACACCGCGACTGGCGAAGCGACCTGGCTGCACTCCGTGGCGCTGGTCGCCGCACCGGCGCTGGCCCAGCCCGCGGTCGCCTCCGCCAAAGTCAATCCGGGCCCGAACCAGCCCTCACACCAGGAGACATCCATGAAGTCGGTTCTTTCCGCCCTCGGCCTGGCCGAGGGGGCGGATGAGGCTGCATGCCTCGCCGCCATCACCACCTTGAAGGCCAACACCGTCCCGAAGGACGTGCACGACGAGGCGCTCGCAACCCTGTCGGCGAAGAGCGAAGAGCTTGCCGCACTTCAGGCCGCTGTGCGCAGTGGCGAGGTCGAGGCTCTGATCGAAGGCGCGCTTGCCGCGAAGAAGATCGTGCCCGCTCAGAGGGAGAGCTACGAGGCGCTTTGCGCCACCGACGAAGGGCTGGCTTCCGTGAAGAAGCTGCTCGAGGCGACGCCCGCGAGTCTGACCGCCTCCGGCCTCGACCAGCGCAAGCCCGAAGCGGAAACGTCGCTCGATCCCGCGACCCTCGCCGCCAAGGCGCGTGTCCTGGTTGCCGAGAACCGGGCGCGGGGCGTCGAGATCTCGATCGCCGACGCAGTCAACATCGTCAAGGAGGGCAAGGCGTGACCACCTCTCTCATCAAATCCTATCGGGCCGGCACGGAAACCGCCGGCGACCGGATCGTTGCCTTCACCGGCACCGGCGCCGAGGTCGCGGCAGCGGCCAGCGCGACGGCACCGTCCATTGGCGTGTCGACGCCGCTTGGGGCTGATGCCGGCGGCATGCTCGACGTCGCGCTTTCCGGCCTCGCCGAGCTGCGGTTGGGAGGCCCGGTCGATGCTGGCGATCCGCTGACGGCCGATGCCGACGGCAAGGGCGTCGTCGCTGCTCCGGTCGCTGGCAGCGTCATCCGCTATGCCGCCATCGCGCTCGACGAGGGCGTTGAGAACGACATCATCCCGGTCCTCGTGGTGCCGGGCATCATCAACACGCCGGCCTGATCCGGCATTTCAAGCGAGGCTTGAGCATGGCACCCAGGCGCCCCTTCGTCGTCGATCCGGTCCTCACCGCGATCGCGATCGGCTATTCCAATCCCGCCCAGACGCTGATTGCGGACCGCGTTCTGCCGCGCTTCGACGTTTCCGGCGAGAGTTTCAAGTGGACCGAGTACCCGCTTGCCGAGGCCTTCACGATCCCCTCGACCAAGGTCGGTCGCCTCGGCCAGGTCAACCAGGTCACCTTCTCCGGGAAGGAGAAGACCAGTTCGGTCGAAGACTATGGTCTCGATACCCCGATCCCCCAGTCCGACATCAAGGCGGCGGCGGATGCGCGGGCACAGAACCTGTCCACGTTCGATCCCGAGCAGCATGCAACGATGATGCTGACCAAGCTGGTCGAACTCGATCGGGAAGTGCGCGTGGCGACCCTCCTTCAGGATCCGGACACCTACGCGGCAGCGCGGCGCCTGGCCCTGGCGGGCGGCGACAAGCTCTCCGACTACGCCAATTCCGACCCGATCGGCGTCCTGGACGCGGCGATCGACGGAACGCTGATCTACCGGGCCAACACGCTCGTCATGGGTCAGCCGGTCTGGTCGAAGATCAAGCGGCATCCGAAGCTCATCAACGCGGTCAAGGGCAACCTGACGAGCGAGGGGATGATCACGCCGCAGCAGCTCGCCGAACTGCTCAGCATCCGCGAGGTTCTCGTCGGCGAGGCGTTCGTCAACACGGCCCGGCCGGGCCAGGAGGCGGTGCTTGCGCGCGCCTGGGGCAACAGCATCGCGGCGCTCTACATCGACCCGACGGCACGGCCGACGGGCGAGATCACCTTCGGCTTCACCGCTCAGTACGGCACGCGCATCGCCGGGCGGATCGAGGACGAGGATGTCGGACTGGAGGGCGGTTTCCGCATCCGCTCGGGCGAGCGGGTCAAGGAAGAGATCGTCGCGAAGGATGTCGG